TCCAGAAGATTTAATAGAGGACTCATTGCCTCAAGTTGAAAGAACGTATTATTAATTATGATTTTAGCAGCACCTTTAGTTATCCCATTTGCAGAAGCCGTAGGAATTTCAATTGCTAGTTTAGGTATGGCCAAAGCTGCAGATATGGTCAATGAATATATTCAAGAAAATCCTGAAGAGTCTGTAAAAATTTTATCAACTATTGTACCCAACGTTGGCATCGGTCAAATCTTTGCAAACAAAGAAGATAGTGATGATGAAGAGGTAGAAGAAGATACTCGTTCCAAAAAAGAAATAGTTCTTGGAGAACTAGCTAAAGACAAAGGAAATTATTCAGACGAAGATGCTGAAGGAAAGTATGCAAGTAAACGAGGAAGAATTATTAGAGCTCTTGAAGATGCAGGAAAAGTAAATCCAGACAGAGAGTATAACCCTGAAAAAAAATATCAAGGGTACAAAAGATTTTTGAAAAAAGCGGACGGCGGTGCGATAGGCATTGAAGTTCTATTCGGTCCTAAACGACAAAATTTCTTTATGGGCGGACCGGCGTTGACTGGTCAACCTTTAGCTATTTATAATTCTATGAAAGCTTACGATGCTTTCACAGATCAAGAAATAGCAGACGCTATTAAAGAAGCGGGATATGATATAACAGCTTCCAGTTCAACAACTACTCCACCAGATTCAACACCGGTTAATACTAATCAAGGCGGTGAAGGTGGACTTGAAAATAGGTCAGCTAGTATGGGTGGTATTGGATATTCTCCAGAACAAAACGTTGCAGAGTTTCAAGCTTACAAAGATAGAATAAACGCCGAAGCAATGGGTTCACCATTTACATCAGGCCCAATGGTTGATCAAATGAATGATAAAATTGTTGATCAAATGAGAAAACAAGATCCTAATTTAAATAAATATACAAATGCAGAAATAATTTCTATGAATCCAGACATGTTTAACGTTGGTGAAGTAGAAGATTTAAACACTCTTGGAAAAATGAAAGGGAGTTTTAGTCAAGGCATAACAAGTGTAATGAATAGTCCATTTGGAAAATTAGCTGGCTTTGCAATAAATCCTGCACTTGGTCTTGCTAAAGGAATTATAGGAGCAATTCCATCAGCTACGCCAGTAGGTAGAGTAGGCAATAAAAATATATATGGTGTAGGATCTTTTAATAAATTTGGAACTAACGCAGCTAATCAAACTGCTTTAAATAAAACAGGTAACTTTACTAATTTCCAATTAGGACTATCAGGAGATCCTGGAAGAGTTGCGGGAGATCCAACTAGTAATGTATTTTCAGGTATGAATGCACAATCCGCGTTTGGTGATATATCTAAAGGTGCAAAATCAAGAATTGATACGATAAGTAAAACCATATCTAAAATGACTCCTGCACAATTAGCAAAATCATCATTACCAGCTAGAAAAGCAAAATTTGAAAAACAATTAGCAGACCACAATAGAGAAAAAGAAAGAGCAGAAGCTAATCAAAAAGCAGCTAAAGATAATCAAATGAAAGATAAACAAGGTAATACTATGGGAGGTAGTTGTTTCATAGCAGGTACTAAAGTTACTATGGCTGATGGTACATTTAAAAATATTGAAGATGTTAAAGTTGGAGATAAAGTAAAAGGACACAAAGAAGAAAACACAGTTATTAAACTAGATCCTACTTTACTAGCCGATAGAAAATTATATTCATTCAATGATAATGAACATTACTTCTTTACTTCAGAACACCCGTTTATGACTGAAGAAGGTTGGAAATCTATTAAACCAGAAAAAACAAAAGAACGTGATGGTGTAGAACTTTACGATCAGTTAAAAGGTGAACTTAAAGTTGGTGATAAACTAGTAACAGATAACGGTCCAGTTGAAGTTAAAGATATTAAATCAAAAGAAATGAATAATCCTGAAATGCCATTATACAATTTTAACGTTTCAAATGATAATTCATACATCGCTGATAATTATGTGGTTCACAACAAAGGTTGTTTCTTAAAAGGAACTTTAATTACAATGGCTGACGGAACTACTAAACCAGTAGAGCAAGTTGATCTAGGAGATGAAGTTGCAGTAGGTGGTAAAGTATTTGCTGTAGGTAGATTTTTAAATACAGAACTATATGATTACAAAGGTATCAAAGTATCCGGTAGTCACATGGTAAATGAAGATGGTACTTGGATGAGAGTCAGAGATACTAAACATGGTAAGTCATTAGGTAATGATGAAAATACAGTTTATGTATTTGGATCAGAGAATAGAAGAATCTTAATCAACGATATTTTATTCACTGACTATTTTGAAATAGAAGACCAAGAACAACTTCTAAAAGAAGAAGATAAATTTTTTGATAACTGGAAAACTTTTGCAAATAACGAAGATATAAAAAACGTTAATACCTTAAATGCAAGTTAAGAAATGGAATCTAACTAAAGATTATTCCACTATTAGTAAATGGTGTAAGCAACATAAATGGGATTTATCTATTCCAAAAGAGATGTTACCACCATTGGGTGTGATGGTTAGTGAGAAAGAAAAAATCTGTGCAGCTGGATTATATGTAGATAAGAAAGCTAAATTTGGATTTATGTATGGTTTGTTTTCAAACCCAAAGACAAGTAAAATAAAACTTTTTAAGGCCATGAGACTTTGTGTTGATGAAATAAAAAAACAAGCAACTAAAAATAAACTTGGATTGGTTTACACAATTACCGGCGAGTCTCCTCTTAACAAATTATACACTAAACATATGGATATGGAATTATGCGAAAAAAGTGTAAAATCATATGTTATAAACTTAAACAAAAACAAATATAAAAATTTAGATTGGATATCATAATGGAATTAAAATATAACGAAATAATTGGTGCAATTGTAAAACCAGATGATACACCTGCTACACAAGCAGAAATATTAGAATGGGCTGCAGCTAATCCAATGCCAATAAAAGAACCAAAACAACAGAACACTCAACTTTTAGAAGAAGTGATTGAAACATTTAAAAAAAGAGGATAGACTAACAAAATGGCCGAAATAGACAAATCATTACCAAATACAAAAACAACTGTTGAAGTTCCAGGTGAAGTAGAGATAGAAGAGTCTATCAAAGAAAACATTGAAGAAATTCAAACAGATGGTGGACCTGTTGAAATAGAAATGACAGAAGAAGGTGGAGCAGAAATTTCTTTTGATCCAAAAGCTGCAAGTCCTGAAGGCGGTGAAGACCATTTTGAAAACCTAGCAGAATTTTTAGGTGAAGAAATTTTAGATCCATTAGGTTCAAAATTATTTGATCAATATAATGAATACAAAGAATCTCGTGGTGATTGGGAAGATACTTATAAAAATGGTTTAGATCTTTTAGGATTTAAATATGAAAGACGAACACAACCTTTTAAAGGAGCTAGTGGTGTAAACCATCCCGTTCTTGCAGAAGCAGTTACACAATTTCAAGCACAAGCTTACAAAGAATTATTACCAAGTGATGGTCCGGTTAGAACTCAAGTTATGGGTGATGCAACTGTTGCTAAAGAAGAACAAGGTAAGCGTGTAAAAGATTTTATGAATTATCAAATAATGGATCAGATGAAAGAGTATGAACCAGAGTTTGATCAAATGTTATTTTATTTACCACTATCGGGATCAACTTTTAAAAAAGTTTATTACGATGATATGTTGGGTAGAGCAGTATCTAAATTTGTTCCTGCTGAAGATTTAATTGTACCTTACTCTGCAAACTCTTTAGATGATGCAGAAGCAGTAATTCATGTTATTAAAATGTCAGAGAATGAATTAAGAAAACAACAGGTCGCAGGATTTTATAGAGACATAGAATTAGGTTCGCCTCCTGTTACACAAAATCAATTACAAGACAAAAAATTAGAACTTGAAGGAATTCAAAAAGATGGTCAAGAAGATCAATACACTCTTTATGAAATTCATACTAATTTAGATTTAGAAGGTTATGAAGACATGGGAGCCGATGGAGAACCTACTGGAATTAAACTTCCATATGTCATAACTTTATCAGAGGCCGGCCACAAAGTTTTATCAATTAGAAGAAATTATAGATCCGAAGATCCATTAAAGAAAAAAACAAATTATTTTGTACAATTTAAATTTTTACCAGGAACTGGTTTTTATGGTTTTGGTTTAATACATATGATTGGTGGTTTAACTAGAACTGCTACAGCTGCGTTAAGACAACTGTTAGATGCAGGAACTTTAGCAAACTTACCAGCAGGATTTAAGTCACGTGGTATTAGAGTTAGAGATGATGCACAACCTTTACAACCTGGTGAGTTTAGAGACGTCGACGCTCCAGGAGGAAATATCAAAGATCAGTTTATGACTTTACCTTTTAAAGGACCAGACCAAACATTACTTTCATTAATGGGTGTTGTGGTTTCAGCGGGCCAACGATTCGCGAGCATCGCAGATTCACAAGTGGGCGACATGAACCAAGCCGCTGCAGTCGGTACAACAGTCGCGTTACTGGAACGTGGATCGCGGGTGATGTCAGCAATACACAAAAGACTATATGTTGGATTAAAACAAGAATTCAAATTATTAGCAGAAGTATTTAAATCATACTTGCCACCAAGTTATCCATATGATGTACCTGGTGCATCTAGAGAAATTAAAGTTCAAGATTTTGATGATAGAGTAGATATATTACCTGTAGCAGATCCAAACATCTTCTCACAGACGCAAAGAATATCTTTAGCTCAATCACAATTACAACTGGCGCAATCTAATCCTCAAATACATAATCTATATCAAGCGTATAGATCTATGTACGATGCGCTGGGGGTGAAAAATGTAAATGCAATCTTACCACCACCTGCGGCTCCCATGCCTTTAGACCCTGCATTAGAACATATTATGGCAATGAGTGGTAAACCTTATCAAGCTTTTCCTGGTCAAGACCACAAAGCTCATATTGATGCTCATTTAAACTTTATGAGACTAAATCAAACTCAAAATAATCCTGCAGCAATGGCAAGTTTACAAAAAAATATACTAGAACACATTAGTTTAATGGCACAAGAACAAGTTCAATTAGAATTTGTAGAAGAATTACAAGAAGCACAAATGATTCAACAACAAATGCAAGCAATGGGTGCGCAAAATCCTGCAATGGCACAAGGTATGATGCAAAATCCACAAATAATGCAAGCACAACAACGTCTACAACAGATTACAAATCAAATTGAGTCTAGAAAAGCGAAGCTAATTGCAGAAATGCAGGAAGATTTTGCTAAAGAAGAAGAAAAAATCATGGGTGAGTTTGGTGGAGACCCATTATTAAGACTAAAAGGTAGAGAAATTGATCTTCGAGCACAAGAAAATCAAAGAAAAGAAGAAGAAGGTCAAGAAAGATTAAATCTTGATAAAATGAAAGCCATGATGAACCAAGAAAACCAAGAAGCAAAGCTTGAACAAGAAGCAGATCTTGCTGGATTACGTGCAGGAGTGTCATTAGCAAAACAATCAATGGCAGACCAAAGTAAAATTCATGATTTTGGTAGAAACTTTGGTAAAAAATAGATATAAATTACTTTAAGGAGAAAATTATGATTAAAAAAGCAAAAGATCCAAAAGCTGTACCAGAATTAGGTGTCGGTAAAGATGGATATAAAACAGGTGGTGTTACAATTGAAGCTACAGACCCTTTTGAAACTCAAACAGTTACTGTTAGAGGAACAAAAAGAATGAGAGCGGAAAAAAAACCTGTTCAAGCTAAATGGTACTAGGTTATGTGGTTATCGGCAATTAAATTAGCCGTTTCTGCTGGTAGTAAAATTTATGCTAACAAGCAGAAGGCAAAAGTCGCAATGTCTGATGCTCAATTATTGCACGCAGAACGACAAGCTCGAGGTGAGGAAGCTTACCAGGGTAAGTTGTTAGAGGCACGTCAAAATGATTACAAGGACGAGTTCGTTTTGGTAATTTTATCAGCGCCAATAATTGTCCTTGCATGGGGAGTCTTCAGTGATAACCCGGTCGCTATGGAGAAAGTAAAAATTTTCTTCGAGCATTTCGCGGCACTCCCGACTTGGTTCAGTACCCTTTGGATCCTCGTCGTGGGATCAATTTTTGGAATAAAGGGAACACAAATCTTTAAGAACGGAGGAAAAAAATAATGGCTAATCCAAGATACAATACTCAAGTTGCTCAACCAAGAGGTAGCGCTAGAGTAAAAAAAGCAATGGGCGGAATGTCTAATGCTAGAAAAGATATGATGTCGGGTTACTACAAAGACGACATGGGTATGAAAGGTGGAGCAATGTATAAAAAAGGTGGTTCTGTTAAAAAGAAAAAAAAACAGGGTTACAAAGATAGAAAAGATGAATCTATTGCAATGAGAATAAAAAAGAAAAGAACTAAAAAACAATTAAAAGATTCAAGAGATGAGTCTTATGGTAAGTTTGGTTCTAAAGCTAAAAAATCAGGAAAGATAAATAAGTAATGACAAAAAACTTAAAAAAAGTACCTGCTGGTAAAAAAGGAAAAGGTTTAAAAAAACTTCCTAAAAAAGTTAGAAACAAAATGGGCTTTATGAAAAAAGGCGGAAGAGTTAAGTAATGGCTAAATTATGTCCAGCTGGTAAAGCTGCTGCAAAGAAAAAATTTGCAGTTTACCCAAGCGCATATGCAAACATTTGGGCATCCAAATATTGCAAAGGCAAAGTAGGTAGAAAGAAAAAAGCTGACGGCGGTTCTATAAATAAAATTTCACAATCTAGAAAAGCAGTATCTAGTTATGCACAAGGCGGTATTGCTAAAGGTTGTGGAGGCATTATGAAAAATAGAAGAAAAGTAACCAAAGTTGTTTAATGAGTGGTTTAAAAAAATGGTTGGACGAGAAATGGGTGGACATCGGAGCTCCGAAGAAGAACGGCAAGTATCAGCCGTGCGGAAGATCGAAGGGAAGCAAAAGAAAATATCCAAAATGCGTCCCACTTGCAAAAGCCACACGGATGACAAGCTCGCAAAAGGCGAGTGCTGTCAAACGAAAACGAGCAGTTTCTAATAAAGGTCCAAAACCAACAAATGTTGCAACATTTGCAAAACGTAAAAAAATGAGTATGGGAGGCATAGTATGAGAAAACAAGATAATATGCCTGCAAGAAACAAAAAAAACTTTAGACCTACAAAGTCTGGAGCAGGTATGACACGAGCCGGTGTTGCTGCCTATAGAAGAAAAAATCCCGGTTCCAAATTAAAAACAGCTGTGACTGGTAAAGTTAAAAAAGGGTCCGCTGCCGCTAAAAGGCGAAAATCATACTGCGCAAGAAGTGCAGGACAAATGAAAAAATTTCCTAAAGCTGCGGCCAATCCAAATTCGAGACTTCGACAGGCACGTAGAAGAT